GCCGCAGCGGGTTCCAGCTGTGCTCGACCCGGCCGTCAGCGAAGTGCAGGGCTACCCACTGCTCGCCCTCGACGACCTCGACCGTGGCGCCGAGTGCACGCGCGGCCAGCGTCAGCAGCTCCAGGTCGGCGGCGGACAGGCCGGGCCCGCGCGGCGGCTGCAGCGGCAGTCCGTGCTCGTCGTCGTCATCGCTCGGCAGCGGCTGGTCGCCGGACCAGTCGACGCGGCGAAAGGGGTTGTCGTCGTTGATCATCGGGCGGCTATCATCGCTTCGATCTTTGCAGCCGCACGCGCGCGGGCATGCTGCGCCCATGTTTCCTCGTCACCCTTACCTGGGCGGTACTTATCGGCCACGCCGTAGATGCTGTAATCCCACCGATACAGCGTCTCTCCTGAGACCACATCGTACTGTCGGTGCTCTGTCATCTGCGATTCGATTTCTTTCGCGTTCATCCCCACCGCTCCTCGTTCTTGTCGACCACAGATTGTATCGCGCCCTGCGCCTGCCGGAACAGGTTGACGAACACGGTCGCCGGCCGGTGCGCGATCGCCATCTTGCGGCACACGACCTCGGGCTGGGCCTGGCGGATGTAGCACCAGTACAGCAGCATGCGGTGCTTCGTTTCCAGCTCGCGCATGCCGCGTTCGATCAGTTGCGCGTCGGCCTCGTCCGGTTGGCGGCGCTCGTGCGCGGGCTTCTCTCCTTCGGCCTCACGGCGCAGCTGGTCGCAGTAGGCGCCGGTCGGGCTGATGCCGACGCGGGTGGTGTCTCGGAAGACCCGCGCCCAATTCTCCAGGCGCGAGCCGATGTCGCGGCGTTCGGTCAAGCGAAGTCCTCCTGCAGTTCCCCGTCGGACGCGGCCACGCGCAGCCGGGCGCCGCGCACCTTCCGTACGCCGGTCATGATCATGGCCGCGACGCGGAAGCCGCCAGCGAACCCGCCGATGAAGCCGACGGCGAAGCACGCGGCGCAGGCGAGGGTCGTGGTCTGGTCGGGCGTCATGGCATGCTTTCTTGACCAGCGACAGCACGCAGGCGCGCGAGCGACTTGGGCCCGAGAACGATCGTGCCGCCCGCGAGCTGGTAGACCTGATCCGCGATGCCGAAGAACTCCAGCATCCACTGGTTCATCTTGGCTGCGAACTCGGGCGTCACGATGGCGCGCGTCGCCGGCAGGAGCTGCATGCGCGGTACGTTGTCACACAGCGGATTGACGATGACGGGCTGTCCGAAAAGCGTCGTCATGCCGCCTCCCCAGCCACCTCGACCACGTGCACGACGGCGCACGGCACCTCGGCGTAGCGCTTGTCGATCGTGATGCGCACGACCTGGGCGTCGTCGGCCCACACGATCCCGTTGCAGCCGTCCTTGATGCCCTTGAGCACGTTGTCGGCGTCGGGCTTCTTCGTGGCGCAGATCGCGCCGGCTGCGGCGGCCGCGCGGCGCTTGTTCGACCAGCTGGCCGGGATCTGCAGGTTCAGCTGCACCGACAGGGCGATGGGTCGTGCCGTCGGCTCGATACCGCGCATTGCCTCGCTGGCTGCGAGCTTGACCAGGTTCTCGTAGCTGGCCGTCTTGGCCGGCGTGTACGCGACGACGTGGGCGCCGCGGCGCGCGAACTTGGGGCGGCCCTTGGCGACCGGCTGGCCGGGGATGGTGAAGGTGGTCATCATGGTTCAGGTTCTCCCGTTATCGTTGTGCGCCCGGGCTGGCCGGGCGGGGTGGTGCGTTACAGGGCCAGGCCAAGCAGAAGCGCTTCCAGGCGGTCGACGGCGCTGTCGATGCGGCTCTCGATGCTGGTGATCGCGTCGCCGAGCGGAGACAGGGCTTCCTGTGGCTTGCCGGTGCTGCCGCTCTGTCCGGTGGAGACGCCGCGCATGACGGGCCGCACGCGGTCCTCGACGGCGCTTATGCGACCGTGCAGGCGCTCCAACGCGTTGTTGGCGCGGCTCAGGCAACCTTCGATCTCCGTGCTGGGGCGGTTCGTTTGGATCGCATCGTGCTGCGAGAGCGCGCCGTTGCCGATGACCTGACCGCTGTATGCCGACGCGGCGGCCATCTTCTGCTGCAATTCGGTGGGATAGTTCATGTCTGCCTTTCAGGTTGTTGTCGAAGCCGTAACCCGGCTCGGTGGTGCGCTCGCGCGCGAAATGGTCTCTGGGTGGCGCCGCTGCAGCTCTGCCAGCACCTCCTGCTCGCTCCTCGTGGCCCGCCGATGCGCCAGCGATCCCACGGGCAGGCGAAGCGCGCAGGCCCACGGAACGTCCGCCGAATGCGCCTTCCGCTCGAACCCTTCGCAGTAGCCGGGCCCGTCCTCGTCCTTGCGCAGCTGGGCGTCGGGGAGGAAACGGGCGCACTTGCCGCAGGGTTCGGGTTCGCGGTTCATGCGCGGCGTCCGTCCGCGATCTGGCGTACCTCGGCGCTGGGCAGCAGCACGTCGGCGGCCGACTTCATGCCCAGTAGCGGCGCGGTGGTGCCGCCCAGGCGCACGGCGTTGGCCTTGCGCTCGTCGCCGACGAGGATCGGCGGGTTCTCGCGGAAGCCCTGCTTGCTGTTGTGGGCGTTGGCCAGGCCGATCAGGACGGGCGGGTACTCGGGCGTTTCGTCGCGCATGCGGTAGCCGCGGTAGCGCGTTTCGAACTCCTTCGCGACGAACGGCCACTCCTTCTCGTCCTTCGACCCGATGTACACCCAGCCGCCCATGTCGGCGATCACGCGATGGATCACGGCGTCATCGAACACGACGCACTGGTACGTGCCGACGCGGCGCACGGCCTGGTTGACCTTCGACCACGCGATGGCGGCCTGGTCGTCGGTGCGGCCCTGCGTGACCTTGGCGACATCGGCGATCTTCGGCATGAACTGGCCCGTGTCGGGATTGCGAACGTGCGCCCACAGCGCGCGCTTGACGCTGGCGAGGTCGTATTCGCGCAGGCCGTTCCAGTACAGGTCGACCACGTTCTCGGACAGCTCGCGGCCGTAGTAGTCGGCCACGGCCAACAGGGTTTTGGCGAACTCGTGCTGCTCGGCTTCAACCATGGCTTTGCTCCTGTCGTTTGCGCTCGAGCCAGGCTTCCATGTTCCGGGCGGTGGCCTGGCCGGCTTTGGTGAGGGTCGTGACGGCACCGGGCTGTGCGGCGCCGGCGGCGTTCAGGGCTGCGGCCTCGCGGGCCCAGCGTTCGAGAATCGCGAACACGTAGGCTGGGGCGATGCGCTCGTTTGGCTTCGAGCGCTTCGCGTCGTCGCAGGCGGCGCGGATGGTCTCCACGGAGACGCCCTGCTCGGCAAGGGCGATCAGGCGCGGGTCGGCAGACTGGGCCATGATCCCGACGTCGCGCATGGCCTTGCTGAGCTGGCCGACGGGCGTCGGATCGACGGGTTCTCCCGCGCCCAACTCCGGTTGAGCAGACGCGGGGTGTGTAAGGTCTGGAGTCTGGAGTCTGGAGTCTGGAGTCTGGCTAAGGTTTTTTTCGGTTAGCGAATCAAAACCCATTGGGTTACTTTTCGGTTCGGATTCGTTTTTCTTTCCCTTTGGCCTTCCACCCTTTTTCCCGTTGTTCCGGTTTGCGTCGGCTTGTGCGTTTGCAGCTGCAATTTCCTCCTCGCAGCGGTTCTGCACCCAAGCGCCGTCGACCAGGTCGAAGAACTCGTCGAGCACGTTGGCCAGCGCCTGCACCTCTTCCTTCGTGCGGGCGCCGATGAGACGCGCGGCCTTGTCCTCGGGGATGCCGGCCTCGCGGGTGTAGTAGACGTCCATCAGGCGCGCGTAGATGCCGTGCTCGAGCAGCGTCAGGTGGCCGGCCTTCTTGATGTAGTCGCCGATGTGGCGTTTGTAGAAGTTCATGGGAACATCCCCAGCTGGGCGCGCTGCTGCTCCAGCGCTGCGGCGCACGCCGGGTTGATCCAGACGACTTCGGTGCGCACGCGGGCGCCGTCGGCCAGATGCTTGCGCTCGAACCGCGGCCATTCCGTGAACAGTTCCCGGTCGTACAGATCGCAGGCGTAGCCACTGAGGACGACATAGCCGCGCAGTCCCTTCAATCGCTCAGCCAGCTTCGCGTGGGCCGCGTCATCCATCTCGAATCGGTAGTCGGCGCCCTTGTCGCGGGTCGTAGACACGTAGGGCGGGTCGACGTAAAACAGGGTTTCGGTTGAGTCGTGCGTGGTCAGCACGTCGAGTGCATCCCTGTTCTCGATGACGACACCACGCAGACGCTCGACGAGGTTCCCGAATACATCGCTGTAGTTCGCCCAATCGTGCGCCGGCGTCGTGCCAGACCTATTGCTGTTGGCGCGGAAGCCGGATGCACGCTGGATGCTGTTCGAGCCAAAGCCCATGAACGAACGAATGACCGTTCGACGCGCACGCTCAATTGGATCATCGGTCGGCGCATGAGCTGCTATGAATTCATCGCGTGAGAACGGCGTCAGCGCGAGCAGTTGTTGGAACGCCGCGCCGTGATCACGCGCCACGCGGAAGACGTTAACGATCTCGCCGTCGAGCTCGTTGTACACCTCGGAATAGCTGCGTTCCTTCCGAAGCAGCACCGACGCGCCACCGCCAAAGGGCTCGACGTACACGCGATGCTTAGGAAAGAGCGTCATCAGCCAGGGCGCGAGCAGCCACTTGCCGCCGTGGTAGCGCAGCACCGGCCGCGCCGGCGCCTCGAGCGTGTCGGTGGCGGTCGTCATGGCGGCGTCCCCACCCCGGCGAAGTGCTTCACCAGCACGACGGCGTGCACGGCGGCGATGGCCGGCGCGCCCGGGTTCATGTGGTGATCGTCGATGCCGCGGCCTTCATCGAACGCGGCCGCGCCGCGCTCGCGCATGATCTCGGGGGTGACGAGGGAAATGGAATGGTCCATCAGCTCTTCCCCCGCATGTCGTCGGTGGCCGTGCGCAGGTGCTGCTGGGCGATGAACTTCGCGTCGCGGTTCAGCTGCGTCGGTGTCTCTTGGGCCTCACGCTCGACAACACGAAGGATCACCGCGTTGAGCGTGACCCTGTATTCCGGCGTGAATTTGGGTTGTTGGGGTTGTGACATTCAAACCTCGATATCAGGGTGGTCAGGAACGGAAGGCGTGCATCTGCGGGCGGACGGCGCGGCCGGGCGCGAACTTGGCCAACTGTTGGCCCAGTCTTGGCCTACCGGGGGCGCGTGCCGGGGCTTTAACATTCCGTACAGCAAGCCACGCATCGCGCAGCAGGGTGCTGTGGGATTTGCCGGCAGCTTCCGCGTCCGCGACCAGGTCGAGGTAGTTGTCCGCCGTCAGGCAGGTTTTCACGATGATGTTTCGGGCAGCTTTCATAGGTGGGTTCTCCATGTAACGGGTGATTCGTCGGGGGTGCTTCATCGGGGTGATTCAGGGCAAAGGCCGGTGGGCAACTGCCCGGGCGCAACTTTCAGGGCGCAAAAAAGCCGCAGGATTTACTGCGGCTGGGATTCGGGTTGAGGGGGCGAGCGGTAGACGTCGTCGTACGTGATCTCGTGGCCGATCGACTTCGCGTACTCGATCAGACGCCCTGCGACGTCCGGGGGCATGCGCTGGCCACGCTCATAGTTAGAAACGTTCCCTTGGGTCACGCCGATTCCGGCAGCCATAGCGGCTTGGGTTACGCCGAGGCGCGCCCGGATGTGTTGGATAGAGTTCATGGAGGAATATTAGTCGGACTGATTGCCATTGTCAACAGTCCGACTAATTGTCACATATTAGTTTCACTTATATTCTTGCGAGATGCCAGCTCTACCTTTGACACCTGAACAACGAGCCGATGCCGCTCGCCTGAAGCACCTATTCGCCGCTTGGCAAAAGGGCAGGCGTGAGGCTGGGCAACCATCATCTCAAGAAGCCCTGAGCGACTTGCTTGGGTTCAACCAGAGTGCCCTGAGTCAGTACCTGAACGGGCGCATACCGCTGAACGTGTCAGCGGCAACAAAATTTGCCGGATTGATCGGATGTCCGATTGCCGATTTCAGTCCGTCGCTTGCCGAAGAGGTCGCTGGGTATCGTAGCGTCGCTGACGCGGCTGATTCGTCCCATATGACGCGCCGAGCATCCGTCGTCTCGACGGACGACCCTGATCCAAACGACCTGATAGCCGTCAAGATGGTCAACATCCGCGTCCAGGCCGGGTTCCCAGGTTTTGAGGCAGATGAGGAATTCGAGGACGGCGGCGTAATTCACGTTCCGCGAACCGCAATCGAAACGCAGCAATGGGTGCCGCAATGCCTACTTGGCATAAAAGTTCGGGGCGACAGCATGCGCCCAGTATTTTCTGACGGCGACTCCCTTGTAATTAATGTCGCGGACCGAAAGCTCGTATCTGGTGAAGTTTACGCGGTGAATTGCGAGGGGAGGCCAGTTGTGAAGCAAATGGTATTTGAAGGGCATCAGTGGTACATGCGCTCGTTCAATCCCAAATTCGACCCAGTCCCATACCGTACGCCCGATTCCGACGTGATCGGAAAGGTTGTGTACCAACCGGGCCGAATTGTTTCCGGAAGGCTGGAATAACGATGCGATCAGCAATTGTCCAATGGCTTGAGCCATATATCGTGGTCGAGGTCGATCCGATCGAATTCGATGGACCTGCGGCCGACGAGCTGCAGGCCAGGCTCGAACAGCATTTCATGCGCCCGGTCGTTATGGTCACGCCAGACTGGGAGGCCGACGAAGGGATCCGTGCCCGAGGTTTTCCAGGCCCTATCACACTGCTCGCCTCGCCCGACGTGGTGTGGCGCGACCTTGAACTTCCCGCAGAGCCGGAAATACCGTTTTGATTAACGCAGATAGGATTTCAATGAAAGCATTTTTGGCTACGTGCTCTTTATTACTTGTATCGGGGTGCGCATCGACCTCTGGCGTTTTTAAATCCGGAGCAGACACTTACACCGTCACCTCGACGGCGTCGCCCGGCGCAGGCGGTAGCGCGAAGGCTAAAGGATTAGCCTATGCGGATGCTGAGCGCGAATGTGCGAAGCATGGAGGCTCAGTTAATGTCGTGTCAGAAAATGCGAAGGCGCCGACCTGGACAGATGGCATGCACACGGTCGATCTTACATTTAAATGCACAGAAAAATAATCCCCGCTCGCGGTGGGGAATGCTGATTATGTACAACAGCGCAGGAGTGTAATTGGATTCTGTTGCCAATAGTGATCTCGAATCATTGGAAAAGCTGCGAATGGAACGTAGTCAGGAAAACCCATTCGCGACGAAAATGGATTTCGACCGATGGGCCGATAACGTTAAGGCAGTGATCGCATGTGACCCAAAAGCGCGGCGACAGTTTAATAATTATGCTGCACAAGTCGAATCGATGTACGCATTTAAATCCGATCCGCTCAACGCAATAAATGGTGTTATTGGTGTGGTGAATCAGGTTGCCACGCAATGGCGCATAGAATTATCTAAGAACGTAGTCGAGAAGCCTGTCGAGATACCTAAAGATACTGGGGTAGATAAAGTATCCGATAAGGGTGCCAGCAAAATAGTTGATCGTTTCTGGACTTGGCTTAAGAAATTCGCTGATACGACGATTTCCAAGGTTGCCGCCAGTATGATCACGGCGTGGCTTATCTATTTGATTGGTACACATTTTGGGATTTTCCTGAAGTCTGGCGGTTGAAGGCGCCGCAAGCCGCGCAATCCTGTCTCCTTGAAGTTTGCGGTATCGCTTAAAGGCATCGTCGTAAGCCTGAGTAGGCTCCGTTTTCATCCCATCCTCCATGCCGGCCACGAGCCGGCTTTTTTACGCCCTGACGCCGGGCCGGCGCGCCCGAACAGCTCGGACAAACAATTTTCTCACAAATATTAGTCCGACTGTTGACATTGCTAATTAGTCGGACTAATATGTCTTCATCGCAACCAGCCCGCAGGCAAGAGCCCAAGGGCAAGCGCACTGGGCGCGGCGAGAACTGGAGAAGAACATGAAAAACGCGAAGGCGATGGGATGGGCGGCTTACGAAAGCGATAAGAGCATTAACGAAAACCCGTTTGACCGCAGCACTGATCGCGTTGACCACTTCGCGTGGCGTGAAGGATGGCTTCGCGCGCATGGCGAAGATCGCCCCGCCTAACACCAACCCCGCAACTGGAGAGCGACGATGAAGCAGGAAAACCCGAACGACTACAGCGTCACCATCGACGGACGCCTGTTTACGGCCACCCGCGCCGCGCCGAGTGAAGCATGGGACGTGACTTATCCCGAAGGTCAATTCAGGCATCACGGCAGCAAGAACGAGATCGCCATCGAAATCCGCAAGGTGGCACGAACGCTGGCTGCCTAACACCAACCCCGCGCCCGCTTCGGTGGGCAACCGAGCCCAGCAGGGCAGATGGAGAACAACATGAAATACACCGTGTATGGCACGACCACCATAAGCGTCATGGTGGAAGTTGAAGCTGACGACGAGGAAAGCGCTATCGATGCTGCTTACAACGAGTTCGACGGCCTGACTGGCTACGCGGGTAATGGCGGCACTGGGAAGCTCGTCGGTACTTCGAACCGCAACGTCTCGCTGGACCCGGGTGAAGGCGTCGAATTCACGACAGTTGAAGCCGCCGAGGCCTGACATGGACCGCCTCTCAAACGAAGAAGCCCGCGAAGCACTCATTCGTGACCTGCTCGCTAAAGAGTTCGCGTACCGCAAGGCGCTGCTGGCCGCGGGCGACATGCAGACGGTGCGCGACGTCGGCGACTCCGTGACTGACTACCTCGCTTACGCATCCGAGACTGTGAACGAGCTCGTGATGGGCAAGGTCACGTTCGAGCAGGTGCGCGACAAGGTGATGCAGAACGAGGCCGAGGTCGTCGCGATTCAGCAGGTCGAGGCGATGGAGCAGCGCCGCAAGGAAGCCGAGCAGCAGTCGCGCATCGAGCAGCGCGTGTGGGACCACTTCTACCTGTCGGGGCACGCATGAGCACGAACGAAACCGTCAAGTGCCTGGAGCGCTTGAAATCGAGCTTGGAAGCTGCGGCACAGCTTTCCAACCCGGGCAAGGTTGAAACCGTCGAGGCGCTCCGTTCCGGGATCCAGATTGCCGTCGACGCGGTAGCGCGCGAGCTGGCATACGAGCAGGGCAAAGCCGCAGCAACGCAGTAGCAGGACGCCTCACCCTCGTAAGGGGTGACCACAGGAGCCTCGATTGTGGATGACGACCGAACGCCCATGCCTCGTCAGCGCGGGCGGCAGTCGGGGCCCCTGTGGTGAATGCGCAGGCTGATGCGCAGCGACCAGGAAGCGCTGATCCGACCATGGCGAGGCATCGCTCACGGTAAAGGTGGCCCACCCGTCAGGGCGTGTAACAGGGATCAGGGGCGGTGTCGAGTGGGGTAGCAGTTCCAAGCCGGGATCCCACCACTATTCGCGGCCGCATCGCGTGGCAACAAAGCCGGAGATCAGCACCGGCCACCACACCAATAAACCAACCGCCGGCGCCGCCGGCCAGATGAGGAGCAGCAGCGATGGAAGCGAAGCATACGCCAGGGCCTTGGCACATCGTGGACAACGGTCATTGGTTCGATGTGGTTGTGCCATGGAAAGACAATCCAGATGTTGTGGCTGACTACTGCCCAAAGATTTGCGAAGTCCACTATCGAAGCAACGACGACATCGTCGGCGCGAGCAACGTCAATCTGATCGCAGCGGCGCCGGACCTGCTGGAAGCCCTGCAAGCGATCATTCCTGACGCAATCGGCAACCACATTGGCGGTCCGGACACGCAAGCGCGCATCGACGCGGCCCGCGCCGCCATCGCCAAGGCTACCGGGAGCTCCGCATGATCACCGCCCGCATCGCGCGCCGCCTGGTGCGCAAGATCGTCAAGCCCGTCGTGCTGTGGTGGACGGACCGCGCGCTGAAAGAGGCTGAGGATCTTGAAGACTTCTACATGCACCTGTACCGAGCCTCGGGCCCGATGGCGCGCCGGCAGCGTGAGCGCACCGTGCAGCTGATCGGCCGGCGCAACGAAATCAGGAGCTGGTAGCCATGAAACGCAAATACCGCGAAGCCATGCGCGCAGCAGCCCGTGAGCGGGACCAGCATCTGGATTACGACGATGCAGTCGACGCGCTTCAGCAGTACGAAGAGACGGCGCGGCGCCGGACCCTATGGGCGCCTCGGCCAGTTGACCCCGCCACCGGCGAACCGTGGCGACCAGTGATGACCGAGCAGGAACGCCAGCAGCTTGAGCAGTACGTACGAGACAACAACCTCCCTTTTTAACCACTGGAGATCGACATGAAATTCACGAAAGCCACACGTCAGAAAGCACGGCTACGGCTCGCGCTGACGGGGCCGAGCGGCTCGGGCAAGACCTGGGGCGCGCTTCTGCTTGCGCAGGGACTGGGCGGTAAGATCGCCGTCATCGACACGGAGCGCGAGAGCGCATCGCTGTACTCGCACCTGACCGACTTCGACACGCTCAACCTGGCCGCGCCGTTCACGCCGGAACGCTACATCGAGGCGATCAAGGCGGCTGAGGAAGCCGGCTACGACACGCTGATCATCGACAGCATCACGCACGAGTGGAGCGGCGTCGGCGGCTGTCTGGAAGAAGTCGACCGCATCGCTCGAGCCAAGTACAAGGGCAACTCGTGGAGCGCATGGAATGACGTCACGCCGCGGCACCGCGCGCTGCTGGACGCGATCCTGCACAGCCCGATGCACGTCATCGTCACCCTGCGCAGCAAGACCGAGACCGCGCAGACCGAAGAGAACGGCCGCAAGAAGGTCGTGAAGCTGGGCATGAAGGCCGAGCAGCGCGACGGCTTCGAATACGAAATGACGGTCGTGCTGGACCTGATCCACGACGGGAATTTCGCCACCGCGACGAAGGACCGTACGGGCCTGTTCTCCAATGCCAGCCCGGCGCCCATCACGGCCGATACCGGCGCGCAGCTGAAGTCATGGCTGGAGACCGGCGCGGAGCCGCAACGCGAACTCACCGTCGAGGACTGGTGCGCCCGCATGGATGCAGCGAAGTCGGCGAAGGAATTAGCCACCATCGCTACGGAAGCCTGGAATGCCACGGCCGATGACCGGATCATCGATCACCACGAAGCGGTCAAGGCTGCGCGCCTCGCCGCACGCAATCAACAACTCGCGGAGCAAGCATGAATGCACTCTCTCTCTACGCCATAGCTCAAGAACACCGCGCCATGGTCGAGCGCCTGATGGACACGCAGGACGATGCACAGACCATCGCCGACACCATTGAAGCGGAATCGTACCCGCTCGAAGTCAAGGCGCAGAACGTGGCCTACGCGATCAAGAACCTCGATGCGACGGCCGCTGCGATCAAGTCGGCCGAAGCTGAGATGGCCGCGCGCCGTAAGGCCATCGAGAAGCGCGTCGAGCACCTGCGCGAGTACACGAAGACGTGCATGGAAGTGGCCGGCGTGACGAAGATCGAGTGCCCGCACTTCGCGCTGACGATCAAGAAGAACCCGGCAGCCGTCGACGTGTTCGAACCTAGCCTGATCCCAGTCGAGTTCATGAAACAGCCCGAACCGCCACCGGCGACGCCGGACAAGGCTGCAATCAAGGCCGCGCTGCAGGACGGCAAGGATGTGCCCGGCGCTCTGCTGGCACAGGGCACCCGACTGGAGATCAAATAGCATGAAAGAGCTCGTCCTTACCAAGGCGCCCGGCGGCGCGTTGATCCCGGTCGATCCGCAAGCGGTGGAGTTCATCAGCAAATTGAAGCTGGGGCAGGGCGTCACCGCGGCGATCAAGCGTCACCGCAACCCGGCGTTCCACCGCAAGTTCTTCGCGTTACTGAACGTCGCCTATGAGGCGTGGGAGCCGGTCGAGGCCACGTACAAGGGCCAGGTCGTCGGCAAGAACTTCGACCAGTTCCGCAACGACGTGCTGTGCTTGGCCGGCCACTTCGAGATGGCAGTGAACCTGAAGGGCGAAACCCGCGTCACCGCGAAGTCGATCAGCTTCGCGAACATGGGTCAGGACGAGTTTGAGACCGTCTACAACAGCGTCGCGAACGTGATCCTGCAGCGCATCCTGACCAACTACACCCGGGACGACCTGGACGCCGTGATTGACCGCCTGATGGGCTTCCTCTAACTACCAATAGGACTAGGAGATGTAACGAATGAACGCCACCACCCAAAACGAACAAGCCAGCCTGGACGGCATGCCGGAAGCCGAGCAAGCCGCATCGCACATGATCGCCCGCGTCAACGCTGTCGCTGTGAAGCTCGTCTACCCGTTCGCCGCGCAGCAGGACATCCGCTACTACCTGAACGGCGTGAACATCCGGCCGCTGGACGACGGCAGCGTCATGATTGTGGCGACTGACGGCCACCGCTACATCGTCGTGCGCGACCCGCACGGCTTCGCGGAGCGCGAGATGATCGTCACCATCAGCAAGGACGCGCTCAAGCACGCCGGCAACGCCAAGCACACGCTCGACGTCATGTCGAACGGCGCGGCCATGTTTTCGGGGGAGGTGGCACAGCCGCTGTTCATCCAGCCGGGCAATTCGCTGATCGAAGGAGCGTTCCCGCGCATCGAGCGCGTCGCCAGCACGATCGGATACCGCGAAGGCATCACGGGCCCGGTGAATCCTGCCTATTTGGCTGACGCGCTGGCAATCGGCAAAAGCTTCGGCAACTCCATCCGGTTCTTCACGCGGGACGGCGACAGTCCGCTCAATTTCGTGCTCGGTGGCTTGGGCGACCTGGAGTGCTTCGGCGGAATCATGAAACTGCGCGACAGCTTCGAGACGTTGCCGAACTGGTTCCCGGCTCCGGGCGAGGTCGAGACCCTGGCTGACGTGTGACCCGCAGACCGCCGACCTGATACCAGCATAACAACGAGGACAAGATGAGCCACAGAGAATTCAACGCCCAGCGCACGATGCTGGCAAACGCGATGGCCACGGCCGGCGCGGAACTGCGCGAGTACATGAACGTGGGATCTGCACTGGCTGCGATCCCGAACACGGAGCCGCCGAAGTATGTCGTGGCCGGCACGCTGCAGATGATCGCCAAGCTGCTGCCGTCCGTCGACGCCGCGCCAGCAGTACAGGCACCATCCCAGGTGCCGGCCGAGCTGACCGACGAGCTGATCAAGGAAATGGCAATCATGGCATGTGTCGACGCCACGCGTATGTCTACAGTGCTTGATCTGGCCCGTAGCATCGAACGTTTCGTCCGCGCCGGTAGCTCCGATGTTCGCGACAAGGCGCTGGAAGAAGCGGCAAAAGTCTGCGACAACGTTTGCAAAGAATATCAAGGTCACGCTCGTAGGCGTGGCATCGACGATGACGAATTCTACGATGCGTACTTGAACAAGTCGCTGGCGTCATCGGAATGCGCTTACGTCATCCGCGGTCTCAAGTCCGAAGCCCCGGCCGCCAGCAAGGAAGGAGGCGAGCATGCGTAAGCCGAAGCTCTCGCCCTGGATCTCCGGAAGGATCAAGCCAGCGCTTGTTGGCGTCTACGAGCGCGCTGTAGCAGATACGTTTTCCGGTCGCTATTCCTACTTCGACGGCAAAAAATGGGGTGTATCGCACTATACGCCAGCGCTTGCCGAGCGAAACAAGAGTATCAGCAGCACATGGCAGAACCTGAAATGGCGAGGTCTAGCCGAGTCCGCCAGCAATGAGAACGGCCAGCGTGGGAGCGAAGCGTGATCACGGCCCGCATTTTCAAGAAGCAGGCAAAGCGTGCGGTAGAGCTGCTTCGTAGCCACGGGCAGGACGTTTCCGACTACGAGCCCTCGAAGGGCGGCGATTGCATCGAGTACCCAGGAGGATGGCGGCGATTGTACAAGCGGCCCCGCCATGTCCGGCGAGCGTGGGACTGCTTGGCAGGTGTTCCAGGCCGCTGGCATCAAACCAGCTACGAGTATGACGAGTGGGACTTCGAGAACGCGCGCAACGATTGGGCCGATTTTCATTACCACGTGCTGGTCGTGCCAGATGAGTTTTGGAAGACCACCATGAGCGAAGACGTAGACAGCTTTACTCCATGGCCGCGCACGACATTGAAGCAGCGCCGCGAGCGATTCAGTACGCGCCAAATCGCAACTGGCTGGAGGTGGCGCGGCGGACGCGCAGTGCAGATCACGAAAACGAAAAAGGACTGAGCCATGAACGAGAACAAAAACGGTTCCACCGCCGCACCGGCAGGCATCGACCTGGACAGCCCGCTGATTGCCGCACTCAAAAGCGCCCGCGAACTGCTGGCGAACCTAGACGGTCTCAGCAAGAACAACATCTGCAATCTGGCCGCCGAAGAAGTCGAGCAAATCGACGCCGCCCTCGCTCGCAGAGCAGCAGAAGCTGCACCGGCAGCGCCGATTGATGCCCTCAAGGTTGCCGTCGAGGCGCTCACGTTCTACGCGGACCCCAAGAATAATTGCCCTGGCGCCGCAGCGCGCGAGGCACTTGAAAAGATCGCCCAGCAGTCCAGCCACTCTACTGCGGCAGTAGTGGCCACGGACGAGCGGGCGCTGTTTGAGGCATGGTATGCGCCGAAGTTCGGCCAGCCCAAGATGCTGGGCGATTCCGATCAGTACCAGATGCCATCCGCTCAGGGCGCGTGGCAAGCATGGCAGGCCCGCGCCGCGCTCGCCAGCCATGCCGGGCTTTCGCAATTCGCGAACGGCGAAGATGCCGGCCAACCGGCGCAGCCCAGCGTCGATCAGATCGCCGATGTGATCTCGCGCCTCATCGGGGCGGTAGTGTTGGACTACTTCGGCGGCCGCATCGATGAGAACGATGAACCGTTCCGCAGCGATGAGCACGAGCGCGAATACCTCTGCGACATGATCCGTATGCATGGCGGCTTGTCCGCCGCATCCCCTGCTGCCGCACTCGATGCGGCGCATGCACAGCAGGCAGCAGCGCCGACCCAGCCGTTTGGCATGTACGTTGAGCGCGACGACGGTACGACTGAATTCCAGCGCACCGGCAAAGCATTCCAGCCGACCGCCTGCGGCTACAAGGTCTGGACGCTCTACGCCGCACCGCCGCTGTCCAGCGGACAGCAGGCCGGCCTCGTGCTAGTTCCGCGCGAAATCCTCCAGCGCGCATCGTATTGGGACAAGGATGATGCCGCAGCAGTACGCGAAGCGATGTCGGTCAGCGAACCGCAGGCAGAGAAAGGAGAAGGCGCATGAACCCCGTCATCGCCCTGTGGCTGTGGTGCCTCACGTGGGCCCAGGCGCCGCGCGCGCAGTGCACGCGGTGCGGCGGCAGCCACCCGCTGAGCCGGTGCCCGTGGCCGACGTCGCGAGAGGACGGCCGTGTATAAGTCGACAGCACGTGGCGAGCAGTTCCTGACTCGAACCGGCAGCGAGTCGACGAAAGGCTCGCGCAAAGGCTTCGGCCTGCTGGGCGGCGGCGAGGATGAGGTGCTAACGCCAGAGCAGCAGCGCAACGCCCTGGTGGCCGTCCTGGCCAGCCTTCGTCCGCGCCTTACGTTCCTAAATGATGAGCTGAAGGCGAAGCGCTCGTGGAAGGTGTACCAGTCGCTGAAGGAGCAGCGCGACGAACTCGTGCGCCAGCAGATGGAGATTCAGGGCCGACTTGCCGAGGTCAACCAGTTGTGTAAAGGCAGGTACGCACGTCAGGACCTTGGGCATTTCATCATCGATGTGGTGCGCGAGCGGATGACGAAGCCGGAATGGGAAATCGTGATGCGCGAGGCAAAGCGTCGTTATGACGAACAGGAAAAGGAAATCGAATGATTGAGCGAAAAGAGGACCGGCGCCGCAGCGTGTCGTCGCACATGACCCAGCCGCGGCACGAGCGGCGCCAGGCTGACCGGCGCGCGTGCTCGGCGCCGCTGACGTGGCCGTCGACGACGATGCCGGGCGCGATCCGGCCGGGCGTGGGCGAGGTGGCGCCGGCGCGCGAGCGGCGCCGGGTGCCCGAATCGGGGATGGAGTGATCATGCCGACCACGTACCTGACCGCCGACGAGTTGGCCGACATGATCGGCTGCGCACCCACCAGCTTCGCGTGCATGCGCCGCTACCTGGAGCGGCACAGCTGGCCCTTCGAACCCAACCTGCGCGGCTTCCCGCGCGTGAGCCGTGCGTATCATGACGCCCGGTTGAGCGGCACCGCCGCCCCGGGCCCGGCGCCGGATGCAGCCGAAGAACCTGACTTCAGTATGTTTTCGCAATGATCGGAAGAAGAAAATCTCCGGACGGCATGCCGTTCCGCCTGTACGAGCGCCTCGGCAAGTTCAAGGTGAGCTACGGCTACAAGCTGCCGGATGGGAAGTGGGCGTTCCGCCTGACGGCCGCCGCCAGCGACAAGGAAGCGTGCGCGCGGATCCGCACCGAGGCGATCGAGCGCGCCAATGAGCTGAACGGCGTCCAGGTGGAGAGCGGAGAGACCGAGGCGCTGTTCCGCCGGTATTTCGCCTGGCAGCGTGCGCTGCCGCGGAACAGCGAGGAACGGAAGGCCGACAGCACGCTGGACGAGAACGAGCACAACGAGGCAAAGCGCCTGCTGCGTGTGTTCGGCAAGGTGAAGCCATCCGTGATCAAACCGGTCCACGTCTACAAGTATCTGGACGGCCGGGCCGCCGAGGGCGCGCCGGCGAAGGCGAACAAGGAAATCGCGCTGCTGTCCGCCGTGCTGGAATTCGGCCGCCGCAAGGGCGTGCTGGAAACGAACCCGTGCCTGAACATCAAGTACAACAAGACGACGCCCGACACGCGCTACGTGACCCCGGCCGAGCTCGACCTGGTGGTGCGCACGGCGCGGGAGCGCGGCGGCATGTACGTCGTGGCGGCGCTGTGCCTGCGTGCCGCGTACCTGACCGTCAGCCGCCCGGACGAGATGCGCAAAATCACGCGCCAGGCCATCACGGAGGCGGGCGTCGAGATGCCCGTGGGCAAACGGAAGAAGGGACAGGCCCAGAAGTTCAAGATCATCGAGTGGTCTGACGAGCTGCGTGCGGTGATGAAGGAGGCGCTGTCGCTTCAGCGCACCACCAGCATGTATGTTTTCGGCAACAGTGACGGCCAGCCCTACACGACCAGCGGATGGAACACGAACCTGCGCCGGTTGATGGAGCATGCCCGGAAGAAGGCCGAGAAGGAAGGGGTGGAGTTCGCGCGGTTCACGCTGAAGGACATGCGTCCGGCGGCCGTGACGGACCGGGTAGACGAGGGGGACAAGGACATCACGAACGCTACCGGACACAGCAGCGACCGCATGGTGAAACAGGTGTACGACCGCCGGAAAAAGAAGACTGCCAAGGCGACTGCGTAACAATGATCTTCCAAAATTTGGAATTTCATCTTCCAAAAAAATTAAAGGGCTACAGCGCGAAGCGTGTAACCCTTTGATCTTACTGCTGAATTCTTGGGGTGGCTGATGGGACTCGAACCCACGACAACAGGAATCACAATCCGATGCCCAAAATCATCTAAGTAGCTGATTTTTCTACAGGTGCTGATGAATTCTTTGGAAGATCGACACCGTTGAAACCCGCATGGTTGCGCGTCCTGTTCGGCGATCTTCCAAAAAAAATGCGCCCGGGACGTCGGGCGAATTTTACATTCATCGTCAGAATTCGGCTATGCATTCGCCATCGCGGCCACCTGCGCCGCGCTGTAGACCGCGCAATCGGGCACCACGTCGCGCTGCGGCTGCGCCGGCCGAACGTGGCCGATCTGCATCGGCAGGAACAGGGGCTCATCGCGCACGGGGCCCTGCCGCTTCACGAACCCGATGTTGACCCCGCCGCGCGCCGGCGCCAGGCTGAGCCGCAGCGGCGCCGGCGACGCGTCCGTCGCGGCCGCCAGCGGGCGCATCATGAAGCACAGCGTCTCGCCGGCCTGCGCGGCCAGGTGCAGGCGCCGCAGGCTGTCCGAACGCACGAACCGCTGCCGCGCGCTGCCCGCGCCGACCTGATCAGGCCAGCACACGAGCGCGCCACAGCTACCGCTGCGCAGCACCTGCTCGGCCGCCCACAGCATGTCGCCCGAGCGCTCGGCGCGGATCCAGATCACCGACGCCGGCGGCAGGCCCAGCGCGGCCAGCGCGAGTGCTTGCGGCACGTGCGGCGGCTGGAGCAGCACGACGCGGCGCTCGGCCACCATCGCCAGCGCGGGCGCGAGCAACCGCATTTCCCCGATGCCGGGCTGCTGCACGAGCAGGTCGACCATCGTCCCCATCGGCCAGCCACCGCCCGGCAGCTGCGCGGACAGGGTTGGGAACCCGGTATCGACGCATCGCGTGCGGCCGCGGGCCAGCTGGGAGGCTCGCCAGAGCGACGGGTGAAGCGCTTCGGGGTCGGGGAGGGTGGTCATTGTCGTCCTGAAATACTGTATGCGTGTACAGTATATCAAGGCCCGGCTTGAACGTTGATCAACATCAGGGGCGTACCGTGCGTCAACGGCATGATGGCGGCATGGACCGTCCCAACACCGAACTTGCCCGCGCCGTCGACGAGGCGCTGACCATGGACGACGTGCGCGCCGCGGCCTCGCTGCTGGCCGACCGTGGCGTGCCGTTCGCGGTCATCTGCCGGGTGCTGGGGAAGGCGGCACGGCGCCGCCCGGGAGCGACGACGGCGGCGCCGGCAGCACGTGCACCACGCGGCCGCCTTCCGTCTGCATGACGAGCGCCGTCTCGGCCGGCGTGCTGACGTGGTAGTCCATCAGGACGTCGTCGCGGACGTCGGTACCGCTTCCGGCTCTGCCGCCGGCGCCTGCGCGGCCGTCGTCTGGTGCAGGCTCGCCGCGATCATCGAAATCAGCTGCGTGCCGACCTGGATCTTCAGCGCCTCGTTCGGGTTGTTCGGGTGCAGCGCGATCACGGCTTCGCCGACGGCCGGCAGCAGTTTGGCCATGGCGGTCATGAAATTGTCGAAATTGAAGTTCACGGTTTTCTCCTTCAGGTGGTGGGTAAAGAGGTGGATTTCAGGAACAGAGCGGCTTCGGCGGCGCGCCGCGTGACGAGGCCAGGCAGCTTTTGCGTGCCGGCGTAGACCCAGCGCGAAAACTGGTCGGCGGCCGCCGCATAGTTGCCCTTGTTCAGCAGGATGAGCAGCGTCGATTCGGCCAGGCGCTTGAGGCCCAGGTTGAACACGAACGACGTCAGGGCGTCGAACTGGCCCTGCGTGAGCGGCACGCGCACGAGCGACAACACGGCCGCCGCGGCCTCCTCCAGGTCCTGCGTGAGCCACACGTCGGCCTGTTCTTGCGAGCAGCGGTCCCCCAGCTTCACGCCGCGGGTGTGGCCAACGCCGATGGTCGGCACGCCGGCCGGGCAAAGGTAGGCCTGCAGGTAGCAGCGCTCGAACTGGCGGACCAGCGCGCGGCAGGCGCCGGACGGCTTCAGGTCATTTGTCATCGACGCCCCCGATCGGCTGGGCCGGCGCGTCCGCTGGCAGGTTGAATTTCGCGTTCGCGACGGCCTCGAGCTTGAACAGTGCACGGCTGCCCATGTGCGCGAGGATTCCGACGAGCGCGTATTTTAGGGATGCCGGCGCGCCGATCGAGTCGCACAGGTTCGCGGTGATGATGCCGGCCAGGCCCGACGTTGCGATCTCCCCGACCAGCTCGGTGAAGTTCCAGGCGCGTGCATGCCCGCTCTTGAGCTTTTGCCAGAAGGAGACGAAGCCGCCCAGCACGGAGAGGCCGACGATCCACGCCCATGTGAGCAGGACGTCGATGTTCAGGCCGGTACCTGCCGGCGGTGCTTTATCGATCATGTTTTTTCGATCTTTCATGGTTGAGGTGGTTATGGGTGGTGAACGTCATTGCTCAGCGCGGAACGAAAGCGATGAGAGGTCGAACCCGTTGGCGCTCATGCCGGTGGTGGCCGGGATCACCTCGCCTGTTGCGAGGAATATGACGGTCCCTACCGTTGCCGTCGCGCCGGTGATCGTGGCTGGCACCGCGCCCTTGTAGAGGCTGCGGTAGCCGG